CTCTCTGGAGAGACACCAGGAATTTTTGATGTTGGTTGCCCTTGGCCAGACCTAGCAAAAGCAGAAGCTACAGAGGAGCCAGCAGAATTTAATAAAGTTTCATTGATAGCCTTTGCCCTCTCTTGGATCATGCTAGGAGTAAGGTTTTTGTATATCCTTCCTCTATCAGGCCGGCCTTCTAGCTCTGCCAATGCCGACCCTGACCTCTCCCTTGCCGCTTGCTCAATCTTTGCCTCTCTATCATCCTTCTGGCTCTGGAAATAGTTCTCCATCTTCCCCTTGAGGTACATGTCTGAGGCTTTGCCTAATCCTTCCCCTATGGCTTGTCCAATGAGATAAGAGGTTTTGGGCCGTCGTTGGTTGAAGTGTTCTGGCATCCAGTTAATTGTCATAAAAATCCTATACTATGAATTTTTGGGATGGATTCCAAGCCGGAGCTAACCCACCACTACCACCACTTGCAGGTGCTGCTGATGGAGCTTGAATAGCTGGTATTTGAGACCCCATTGCGCCCGCTGCTGCCCCTGCCAATGCTCCCAAAGGACCCATCGCAGATCCAGCCATTCCTCCCATAAGAGCACCACCAATCCTAGGAAGAGCTCCTTGCCAAAAACTAGGAGACTTTCCTCTAGGAGGCACCCCCATATATCCCCAAGGTTGCTGGCCTAGTACTGCCTGCCTCTGTTGAAACTGCCTATTTTGAGCATATCGGTCCATATCTTGCTGCTGCTGCTGAGGAACTAAGCTAGCTGGTAAGGCAGTCTGAGCTGCATTCATCTGCTGAGCATACCTTTGCCCTGGTAGTTGCGCATAGCCCAGGCCAACATTAGCAGCCTGAGTTTGCTGACCTAGCATCTGATTAATAAGGTTGCCCTTAAGAGAAGCTAAATTCTCTGCTAATCCAGCCCCTGCATGCATAATAGAATTTTGAAACCCTGACCCCCTCCCAGCATTTGCTCCCGAGTATCTTTCTGCTATCTCTGGAGCTATTTCCTCGTTGAATCTCCTCATATAAGGAGCCTCAAAGTCTTTTAAATGCTCTTCTGGTGTTCTTCCTAGAAGGTTTTGCAAATGAGAAATTCCAGATCCCTCAACAGGAGAAATAGGTGGACCCTCTTGAACTGCCTTATCCATGAACCCAAGGGCGTGTTTCATCATTTCAGGCTTATGAAAATGCTCTGGAGAGACGTGTTCAGAAAATTTGTCTAGAATCTTTTTTTGCTGTGGAGAGTTAGTAGGGAATCTTTGGAGTCGAGTGTATTTTTTCCCAGACTGAATCTTCATTGAAGATGTATCACTCTTAGCATCCCTTTTAGCCTTTCTTTTCTGATGTTCTCTATATTCCCTGTCTTCTCTACCAACTCTTCTTTTATTTTTCTTTGCATCACCAGCTACCAATAACGGGACACCTCCATGATGCCCGAACTCCACAACTTTATCATGTTTTCTATGATGCTTCCCGTGATGCTTTTCGCCTTCTTTATACATCGGTATAGCGTATTTTTCAGCTCGTTGCTGGCTTTTTTTATGTCCCATATGAAATCCTTATTTTCTTGCATACTATCATACAAGAAATTATTTGATTAACTCTTAAAATATTCCAGTATGACTACCCCGGAAACTATATTTGACATACCAGCGCCATTTAAGATATGTACATTTGCTGTATCAGCTCGTATAGCTACATAATCAAGGGCGGCTCCTCCAGCATAGGGTATTGGCCTCCAGTCTGGTAAATTCGTTAACACACACCCTCTAATCGTAGTAAAAAAGGTCACTACAGATATCCCATGAGGTATAACAACTACAGCTCCAGCAGCAATAGCGCCCACTAGAACACATTTTCGATATACAAATCTTTTTTTATTGCTTCCCGTAGTAAAAAATTGCTGCCCCGATAGTGTCTCTTGTAACTCATAGTCACCGTTCTCCTTGGCATTACCCGTGATGGTTGTTTCGGCGTATGACTGTACCAAAACCCTTTCCAGATCTCCTGGGCGAGATACCGGAAATGACTTAAATGTAGTGTTAAAGGAATTAGTCATTGTATGATCCTGCCTGTTGGAGATAGAGATATTGTCATTGCATACAAAACAAAGTCATTATTATTGATGATTAATGAACTCATCTGATCATTTCTCATTTTTAGTTCATATTGAAAATTTTGGGCTATTGTTTGGCACGAAAATCTATGCCAGATTTTTTTCTGGTCTATCTGCTGAGGCATTAATGTTAGATTCTCTGGTTTTGTTAATACCCTGTTTTCTCCTAACATAGCTGGGACATCTACAGTATCAGTATCATTGATCGCAATTGGCAACTCATTGATATAGACGTTACAGGAGTACTCTCCTGCATCTGTTGTATCTGTCAGAAAATCGACATATTTGTTAGCAATCTGTTGGTCTGTTTCGTAATTTGGACAGAAAACCTTAGTCGTTATATTAAAATTCTGTATTACAGTGACTTTTCCTCCTCCTAAATACGTACCACCTGGGAGAATATTTAGTGGGATAAATGTCCTCGTAGTCTGATCCCAACTAGATAAATAAATGACATTTGCTGTAACAGATGTTACGTGATACATGAGGGGATGAGTTACAGAGTTGTAATTTAACTCTTCAGGATTTTGGCCAGCTGCTCCATATCCGATAATCCCATCAATTTTTACCCAATAATTGCCTGCTGAACTAAAATTATGATTATATACCCAAAATGCTGACGCTGTCCCAGGGAACGTGCCAACTATTGCCGATATGGCTAAACTAGCTCCATTTGTAGACTGTCCCCTTGTTTGGACAATATTCACAAATCCCTGTTGGTTTCCTCCAATGATATTTTGCCCACTAGGGACAATACTTAAATCTGGGAAAAAGCCTGGAGGAACGTCTGAAACATATGTAGGATCGATAACTTGAAATTTTCCAAAACAGGTATACGAGTCATTAAATACAGCCCAAGAGTCATTTTTGTAGTTATAGACAAGAACTGAATTGTTAAATATATATGAAGATGGAAAAGTATGAAGTTTTAAATTTGTAAAAGCCCAGTAGACTAATTCATTCTGAAAATCTCGTATACCAAATGCTCTTTTAGGCGAGGTTTGGATTTCGAAAACGTGATCTGGGATTTTTGAATCTACTCTCTCAATTGATGTTGAGTCATCAATAGTAATCCCAAGAGGCCCAATAACTAAAACTCCAGCATCAAACATAACCTGGCTAAAAGTGGCGCTGCATCCCATTGTGGAGTCGATTTTCTGGAATGCAAAGGGCTGTTCCTGGTTTCCTGTGTAGATCATTTTCCAACTGGATCTTTCAAATTTTACAATGATGACGTCTTTGACACATGCTACAGAGACAATATGCTCATCTGTGTAAAAATCATTGTATCCTCCAAGCCCCGGAAGAGGTTGCCAATTTAAAACAGTAGTGGGATTCCCAAGATTTGCACACCATCGGACTCGATTTGGGAAGTGATTTGTTGTAAATGCTGTATTAGTACCCTCCCAGGTGTTAAATAGAAGAAGTCTGTCTTTAAAAGGGAGGATACATCGACAAGTTTGAACGACGACAGGATCGGCAGCAGGAGTGATAACAGGGTAAATATTTGTCCAGAAAAGTCCATCATAATATCTGATAGGATCGCCAGCAATCCCATTATTAAAATTTGTCGCCCAAAATATACTATCTCCAATAGCAGTATGGAAATAATTGGTAGTCCAGAATAATTTTGAATCATCTCCTCTCCATGGAATAGCTGGAGGGACTAGCAATTCAATGAATATGTTATTTAATGCATCCCATTTGTAGGAATATTTCATATCAAAAATGATAGTGGTCTCAAAATTTTGGACTATTTCCTGATAAGATCCCATCCCCATAACAGGAAGAGCAGGGTAATATACGAATGAAACTATAATGTTTACAAGAAATCCCAAAGGGGGATTGAAACCTAATGTCATCCGGCCAGTGACGTAATTTATAGTTCCTGCAAGACCTCCAGCCCCAGGGATCAGTACCCCATGACCATTATCTGTAAATGGAATACCACCGACAGTAACCCTCAAACTTCCTGGTTCAATCTCTGCATTTGGCTCGGTAGCTCGTAATGCTAATGATGGGTCTGCCAAGATATCAGCGATTACTACAGCAGCTCCTATAGCTGGTTGAAATAAATTGATAGGAGCTGGGGCTGGGAAAAATTCTCTTCTAAGCCTTCCTAATGTAAATGACCCTAGCCTCCTCTTGATCCTCCCTCTCCAACAATAGGCATCCTCGAGTTTGGGCATCGCCTTGGCAGGGAGCATAAAAGGATCAAAGTATGTCTGATATCCTGAATCTTCATCAAAATTTGAAAGATAAACTGGTTGATATCCCATGTTAAAATCCCCCAAACATGTTTCCCCAGGGGAACTGGTTGCCACTAGCATCGCTGTAAATTGTTGCTACTCTCTCTTGAGTCTGCTGGACTATCGTTCGTCTTTGAACTAGTTTCATTTGCTCTTCTAATATTGGACGATATTTACCCATACTTTCAATGTCCCCACAATCAGTAAAGACTTTATCTGAAGCCATATAAGCTAATAATTGCCAAAGTTCTCTTAGTTGTGGAGCCTGAGCATCTATAATTGCGCCAACTGGAGTTGACAAGAAAGCTGTTGGATATTTGTAGGCCTCAAAACTGACGATGTAGGCCTGATCAGGGATTGGGTAGGCTATCAACTGGTCTTGGAAGAATAGGAGGCTCCTAGGGCGACTGGCTACGTATGGCGTGTATTGGGCGTTTATAGCGGCCCCAAGAGCTATCGGAATACCAAAACCAACCGCATTGATTTGCACTAATCCAGTAATATAATTTATAGTCCCTTTAGTCGTTGCTACATCAGTTGATAGATCATTAACGCTAAATAAATTTCCAATATTAGAATGTCCAGTAGCAGAACATCCACCATCATCAACTAATGTCTGGCTTTTCCCATTGGCATCTAGTCCAGAGATAACAACAGTGTAATTTATACTCGCTGCTGGCACATCTGTTAATAACACGGCACTTGAAACAGAATATGCACCTGGCGGATTTCTTTTAAATCCTGGAACTATTGGAACACTCTGTAGAGTAAATGTATATGGCCCAGCAACTCCTGTCCCTGTTGACACTCTCTGTTGGAATTGCGTCATCTGGGCATTTGTTCGAAAGAAATTCTCCCTACTCTGAGTCATATAACTCTGATACCCCCCAACATAGACAGGGGGCATACAGGTTAGATAAAGGTCTTTAGGAAAGTCATAGACGGCCTGGTTGGCATTCGTAGTAAACTGGTAATTATATCTAAAACTCTCAAGTCTCAAATGCTCGCTAAGATCAAATATATATGATGTGTTGATATATTGATCAATTTGATCATTCGACAGTTCAGTTGCATTCAATTTCCCTGTTATTCGCCTAACCTTATTTCTGATGTCTGATAATTGATAGGGTACTGTCATAAAAAAACCTTATGGGTGTGCTGCGTATGGGGCAGGAGGGTAGATTTCCGGTATTATATTATTGTTATTTAAAGAAGAATCTTCAAATCCTACTCCGCTATCTCCTATAGGGATAACTTGAGGGATAAATTTCCATGCAGACCTAGGAGGACTATGTATAATAAATGGGTCAAAAAGAGTCGAATCTAGTTGGATATCAAATCTAACAGCTGATACTGCATAAATTTTGGCAATTTTATTATTGAGTTGCTGCATCCCTGACCATTGAGGGATAAAAAATTTAACCATGAGGCCAGTGGAATATCCATGAGCATCTGTAAATACCTGTGTAAATTCACGACCTCTGATTATATTCACTATTGTTTTGTTACTTGGGACGAAAAAATCAGAGGCCGTCATTTTATATCCTACTAGTTAAGGTCAAACTCCATCGACTCAAAACTAAACCTTCGAATCCACTTCTGAATCGTTTGAGCTGGTATTGGGACTCCACTGTCATCAAGTTTATTTGATGGAGCAACCCCTCTTCCATCTCCAGCCCATAAAAATTCATGTACTGGATATGAACATGTATGGGATTCTGTTCCTCCTCCTGCACAACTCTTATCAATTCCATTCAGGTGTCGGGCTACATATATAGGTATTTCATATATCTGCCCATCAACCATTACTTTATCAAATGGAGGAATTGAAGGATATTTTCTAATCTGTACCCTCAAAATCCCACCTGGAGTCTCGTGATGACGAAATCTACCTTTGACAATCCTAGACTCCTCCTCAATGAGCCTATTGAGCTTTTGCCTTGATAGTTCCTTTTGGGATAGGGGAATGTTAGTTATTGTTGCATCTGGTGAGGTAATTATCTTAACTGGCTTTTGAATAGGGTCAACTACTTTTGATTCTTCAATTGGCTTAGAACCCTCTGCAGTGGCCTCTAGAGCCTTCTCTACAATCTTTTCTTGAATTTGTGGATGAATTTTTCTTGGTCTGGACATGAAACACTCCTTGTTTTTGGGTTTCAGTCGGACTATTTCAAATAAAGTATAATATTTAAATATAAATTTTAGTTGACAACATGGGGAATAAAAAAGGCTCTCTGAAATGAGAGCCTTTTGTGTAGGAAAAATTTAAAATCAGATAGTGGTTCCCTTGTAGGCTACCCAGCTATATGATTTTGAGGCGATAAGGACCGCAGTATCGACAATCACCCCTGTTGAGGAAATATTCCTTGAGGCGTCGTCAAAAACATTGCCATATGGCACAACAGCTGCTGAACCTACTGGGGCTACCTCTGGAATACCAATACCAAGAGCTGCGTTAGCACTTGTTGGGAATGCAAACGCCGTCATAGCAGAGCTATCAATGTCTACGGTGATGGTGTTGGTACATGTTGAAATAGCTGTGACGTTGACAGCTGTAATAGTTCCCAACATGCCATTAATTTGTGTACATCCCCAACCTGCTGGCACTGTTACTCGGACTTTTTGCCCTACAGTGTAAGTATGGGTTACGTTAAGTCCAATGACGGTTTGGACACCCAGGGTCATACAGGTGATTCTTCTAGTTACAGGGTAGAATCTTGGAACAAATGGGATTGTCCTAATAAACCCTGCCGTGGCAGCCGCTGCAAACCCTACTGCTGGAAGGTTCGTAATGGTCTGAGTAGCTCCTGCTGCTGTAGTGTTGGTAAAATCCCAACTAGCAACCTGAAGCATGCCAGTAGTTCCATAAACCCTTACAATATCCCCTATGCCAGCCGTTGACGCCGACGTAATGACCATTGGCGAGGCCGCTGTAATAGCTGTTACCGCCACTGCTGCCCCTGAGATCGG